AACCTGGCTTCAGCCTGTTCCTGAAACCGCTGCATAGCCTCCATGCGGGCATCGAGCTTACTCTCGATCCCTGAAAGACGCATCTCAATGTAACGGTCTTGGGTGCTCATAGGTGTTGAATCCATATGATCCGCCAGCTGCTCAGAAGCATCATCACGTTCGTTAGAAATACTCTCAAACTGATGCATATCGTTAGAGCGTACAACCATGGCTGGGGAAGCGCCAGATTTATCTAATATGTATGCAAGCTGAGCCGTATACTCTGATACGCCAGGATCTTTGGGTGCGGACCACGAGCTAACCTTCATTGTCCAAGTCTCTCATCCAAGCAATCAAGGGCACAGCGGACATGTTCTGAGTAAACCCACAGCGGCGGCAGGTTATCACAAACCCAGGAACTTGTATTTGGTATCCTGACTCCAGATCAGATTGTATTGTCAGAGCCATGAATGCTGGCTCAGTTTCAGACGCGATAAAACCTTCACCATCCGCCCTCTTTACTTGAGACCTAAGGGGGCTAAGAGAGTTTCCTCCGCAGCTTTGACACTTGGCAGAAACCTCAGCAAAATCAAGAAAATTATGTAATTTTTCAATGGTCACTGTTTTCAGAATCGGATCAAACTGGCCGTGCACTTCATTAACAGTCTCTTCAGGCACAACACCACTCCCCTTTTTTATAACTATGCAAACTAAACTTGCTAGCTGAATGGCAAAGCTTAACCAATCTGCCGCCCCTACCCCGCCCTAGGCGTCCTCAGTCATCTAAGGCTGCGCTTCATCTCAACAGCGACGCCCAGGATTCGACACCCGGCTTTTTGACAGTCAAGCACTGGATAAGCTGGGTTTAGGGGCTTTAGGTAGCGCTGACCGCCATCTATTACCAACTTCTTGAAAGTCGCCTCCTCGCTGTCGTCGATCTGGGCAACCACCAAGCTACCATTCTCGGCCTCAATACCAGTATCAACCAATATCATCATTCCCTGGGGCACGCTCTCGCCAACACTGGCGGTCATTGAGTCACCTTTGACCTCAAGCCAAAAAGCATCGCCCTTCGCGCGATAGTCCGTCATTTGGTAGCGATCTTCGCAGCCAGGCGTAAACGGGTTTAATGCCTCTGCCCAGTTGCCAGCCTTAACCCAGCTAATAACAGGGTATCGATAATGGCTGTCAGGCTGCCGAACCATGCGAACGTTGCTGTCTTCGTTTTTCTGCTGGCCGCCATCTCCAGTCCATATCCAGGACTCAGAAACATTCAAAGCCTTGGCGATAGCAGCAATATCACCGCTCTTTGGTTCTCTCAGATCACGCTCATAGTTGGACACTCGCCCCTGGGAACTCCAGCCGCAAGCCTTGGCTAATTGAGGCTGCGTCATCTCGGCGCGAATCCTGGCTTCTTTGATCCTACTGCCAATAGTTCCTGCCACGTTGCCGCCCCTAGTGCTGACTAATTTCATGCCCGTAACCCCTGCTGAGGTTGGTCTACAAGCATTATCAACACGGAGCGTGTTAAGTGCACTCGACTTTTTGTGATTTACAGAACCACGATTTGTGATATTCTTAGACGAAACACATTGAGGTAACGCAATGGACATTCGTTCTCTCCGGATCAAGGCAGATATGACCCAGCGAGAGCTAGGTGAAGCCTGTGGTCTTGGGCAGTCCGCTATCGGTAACTACGAGGCTGGTTTACGCACCCCTAGCATCGACGTAGTTCAGCGGATTGTTGGGGCGGTTCGTGCGAAGGGCGTGGACGTGTCCATTGAGGACATCTTCAAGTTCGGAACCGCTGCATAACCCAATGATAGACGAACCGATGGTTCGAAACATCGCCCCCGATAGGGCTGTTCGGAATTACAGGTAGGTGGGCAAACGCCCAAAACGAAAAGCCCGGCGCTGCTGGGGAGCAAAAGCCGGGCTTTGAATCACAACGTAATGGAGAAAGTCTATGTCATCCGCAGAGATATATCAATTCCCTGCTAGCTCAGGAAGCTTTGAAGAGTATTGGGAAGAAATCAACGATATGGGCAGCCCAATATCGCTTGCTCAAGCAAAGCGCATATTTCGCATGACGCCTGAACAGTATTTTGAAAATGCTGGATGGGTCTATGTGCTGCAAAACCCAATGCTGCCTAAGGATGTTTTCAAGGTTGGAAGAACTACCGGCGCAATCCAACGCAGGATGCGTCAGCTATTTACTACTGGCTTGCCAAGTCAGTTTGAGTTGGCTAGCGCGAGCTGGTGTCGTGACTGCGTTCTAGTTGAGCGCATAGCTCATGAAAAGCTTTCGGGATATCGGGTTTCCGATAGCCGGGAGTTCTTTAAGTGCGATCTTGACGATATTAGCAGGGCTATCAATTACGCAAATGGCCTTGGCGACCCTACTCCTGATCACATGATTGATCTGATGTTTTCCCGCTGGAACTACGCCACAAAGACCGAAACGGTAAACGGAAAGCTAGTTGTTGAGCGGCAGCCCGTAATTGATCCAAGCGAGGTGCCGTTCTGATGAATATTGCAACCGTCCATCACTTCCCATTATCGCAACAAAGGAGAGTGCCGCGTGTGAACTCCTGGCGATGGAACGAACTTGAAGATGAAGCCTTAGAAAGTCTTCCTCCTGAGATAGAGCGCCTGTATCTGCGCGGTATTCGCAAGCACATGGACTACGCCACCGGCATCACTGGTGTTAAGCGTCGCGTGTCTATGGAGGGTTTTTCCGAGCTGCTTAATTACTACCCACCCGCCGGGAGTAAAGAAAAGCCCCGGCTTTATAGCCGACAGCAAATCACTCGAATGATAGACAAGCTTGAAGCTTCCGGGCTCGTCGTTCGACTGCATCGCGGCAAAGGCGTTAAAGCCGCTATGGAGTTCAAGCTGCCACTGGCTTGCCATGACGCTGATCAACAGCGAGCCGAGAGCGAGCAACAAGGAGCGAGCAACCAAAACCCGCATGGTTGTCAGCTTCAAGAGGTGAACAGCGAGCAAGGAGCGAGCAAGGAGGAGCGGGCCACTTCCGGTAGTCCGGTAAACCCTAACCCCCTCACTACGTTCGGGGGTGGTGCTTCCGAACCGCCCAAAAAAACATCATCCAAAAAGCTTGAGTACACCCAAGAGTTTGAAGCTGCATGGGCTGCCTACCCCAAACGATCAGGTGCCAACCCTAAGCGCGATGCGTTCAAGTGCTGGCGTGCCCGTTTAGCCGAAGGCGTAGCCGCTGCCGACATGATTGCCGGTGTCGAGCGGTACGCAGCGTTCATCAACACCAAGGGCGATAACTGCACTGAATTCGTTATGCAGGCCAAGCGGTTCTTTGGCACCAACGCTGAATACGAAAACGAGTGGATCGCCCCCGCACAAAAGCAAATGGGCTTTAGCGGTAAGCGCCTAACACCTGGCCGCCATACCGGCTTGGAAAACACCAGCACTGAGGGCTTGGTTGCGCAGGAGGACGGTACTTATGAGTTCTAACAACTTGGTTTCAGCCATCGATAACGCTGAGAAGGCGACCGCTGTCTGCGAAAAGCACGGCGAATACGAATCCATGCATATCGTGTACGGCAATACCGACACATGGACCGGATGCCGCGAGTGCAGCGATGAAAAGGTTCAAGCCGATCAGGCCAGGGAGTTCGAGCAAAACCGCAAGGCCGCAGCCCAATACCGCCTCGAAAAACGCATTGGCTACGCTGGCATGCCGCCACGCTTTGCTAACAAGAGCTTTGACAGCTACCGCGCAGAAACAGATCAGCAGAAAAAGTATCTGGAAAACTGCCAGCAGTATGCTCACGACTTCCCGAAGCATCTGAAAAGCGGCGATGGACTGATGCTGCTGGGTAACCCCGGCACCGGCAAGACGCATTTAGCTGTGGCCACCCTGAACCATGTTATTCAGCACCACGGCGAAGCTGGCTTATACACCACGGCTGCGCGCATGTTCCGCCGCATCAAGGACACCTACAAATCAGGCGAGGAAACCGAATCACAAGCCATTCAGGCGTTCGCTTCTCCTTCGCTCTTGGTGCTGGACGAGATCGGCGTGTCTTTCGGCAGCGATTCAGAGCTGAACTACCTGTTCGACATTATGAACGAGCGCTATGAGCAGTGCTTGCCGACCATCATCGTTTCCAACGTTCAGCCTGGAGAGCTTGGCCAGTGGGTAGGGGATCGCGTGGTAGACCGCCTGCGTGAGTGCAGCAAGCTGATGGTTTTTAACTGGGAGTCAGCACGCCGCGAGCTAGGGAGGAGTGCTTAATGGCCAACGCTAATATCTGCACCCGTGAGGAGCTGGATTTTCTGTCGGACACCTATGGTGACCGCTCCTGGCATGTTAGCGAGATCGCTAATGAGCTGGGCTGGACGGTTAAAAAGGTTTACGCCAAGGCGTCTTATTTGGGCCTAAAGCGCGGTCGGCGCCGCGTTGACTGGAAGGCGGTTGATCGACTTCGCCGCCAAGGCATGACGGTTCGAGGTGTTGCCAAGCAGCTTGGCTGCAGCCGGGGAGCGGTATGCGGCGCTCTGAGAAACATGAAGAAGTGGGGTGCGTCATGCGGCTAACTAAATACGACAAACCAATGACGGCAGCGCCATCTCAGCCAGAGCCCTTGCCTGGAGGCAAGAGCCGTCCATCCATTCTCGGCAATGCTGATTATGTTGCCGATCTCAAGACCAAGACGAAAGGAAAGGTCGTGGCCGCCAAGTGGGGCTTAGCCCTCAACACGGTCTGGCAGCACCGCTCGATTCTACGCAAGCGGGGTGAGCTATGAGCAAAGAGCTAATCATTCCCGTTCGCAGCCTGCAGGAAATGCAGTACGCCATTGCCCGCGCCACGTCTGCCATCGGCAAAGGGCTGGCTCGCGGCCCTGTCGAGGTGGCGCTGCGCCACCAGGACGGCAAGCGCACACTCGATCAAAACCGCAAGCTCTGGCCGATGCTGACCGACGTATCCCGCCAAGTGCAGTGGCCCATCAACGGCGCCATGGGCTATCTGCCGCCCGAAGACTGGAAAGACATTCTGACGGCGGGCCTCGACAGCGAGCAGCGTGTGGCCCCGGGCATCTACGGCGGTTTTGTGATGCTCGGCAAGCGTACAAGCAAGATGCGCAAGGCTGAGTTCGCCCAGCTCATTGAGCTGATCTATGCCTTCGGCAGCCAGCACGGCGTCCAGTGGTCGGAGCCTGCGCTGGCTATCTATGACGAGTATCAGGAGGCTGCCGCATGAGCATCAAGGGTATCGGCTGGATTGTAGCCTCTTCGCTCCTAGGTCTTGGGTTCGTCATCGGGCTAGACATGGGGCTGACTGGGCTTGCAGGTTTTGTCACAGGCGTATGGTTCACAAGCGCATGGGCATATGTGCTTAGGGGTAAGGCCTGATGCTTAAGCGAAAAACTCCCCTTCGCGCCAAGACGCCCATGGCCCGCAAGCCCATCAAGCGCAAAGCGGTGCGGAAGCAGAGCACCGATAAGCGGTGGCGTAGCGAGCCTTACTTGGCGTTCGTGCGCTCGCTGCCGTGCTGCAACTGCCAGGGCCCCGGGCGTGACCCGCACCACGTCATCGGCCTGCACTGGGGGTTGTCTGGCCAAGGCCTCACAGCGCCGGACAGCTTCGCCATGCCGCTTTGCCGATCATGCCATAACGAGGTTCACGCCTCGCCCGAGCTCCAGCGTATGCAGCCCGATTGGTTGCGCCAAACGCTTCGCGCTGGTCTGTCGCAATTCATCGGCGCGGATACCGAGCAGCTATTGCATGCCCTCGCGTTTATCGAAGCTAAGGAGGCTGTATGACCGCCCTATGGACCATTCCCGCCCTACTGTCGATCGGCGCCGTGGTGCTGATCGCGTTCACGGCGTTCATTTTCAAAGGCCTGGATGACCAGGGTGAGCCAATGGAGGGCGAGGAGTGATAACCATATCAAGCAAAGCATTGGCGCCCGGCCAGCGTGGGCACAAAGACCTCGAAACGGACATGAACGACATCATCGCCAGCGCCAAGCGGGCCAAGGAGCTTGAGCAGTGAGGGATGCGATTGTTGTTAAGCGGCTAGGCAGTCCGGTTACTCGCCAATACCTCTACCGCATCGGCGGCGGCAAGCAATATGCCGACGTAGGCGCAAAGGCAGCTATGTGCGTTAACCACGACCGCAACTGTGACCGGATTATGAGGGCGCGCAAATGATCCTATTTATCCCCTACCTAGCCCACTCGACCAATAAAGCGATTCGCGCTCACCACCAAGAGCGGCGTCGGCAGGTAAAGGCGGCAGCCTGGGCCTGCAAGTCTGCTTGCCAAGGGGTCGAGCCTATCGTCGGCCAGGTCGATATCGTGTTTCGCCCTCGCCTGGGCAAAGGCGTGCCGTGCCGAGATACCAGCAACTACTCGATCAACGTCAAGCATATTGAGGACGGACTAGTAGCCGCTGGCTTGCTTCCCGATGACCGGGGCCAGTACGTGCGCCGCGTGATCATGGAGCCGCCAGAGATTGACCGGAAGGCGGCAACGGGAACGTGGGTCGAGATTATTCCAGTTGGCGAGGTGGCAGCGTGAAGTGGAAGCTCAAGGACAAGGCCAATGACCGCGCTATCGTCAGCGATTGCGGCAACTACCAGATTAGCCGCTTCACGTTGGGTGGCGCGGATCTGTTCACGGTGTACTGCAGCGGAAAAGAGATTGGTGACGCACAGAACGGCAATGAAGCGCGGCGCATTGCGGAAAAGCATAACAAGGGGGTGGTATGAGCTATTTGGACAGTAATCCTCGCGTCTCATGGGCAAACGCCTTCGAATCGGGTATACGCACCCAGGCGGCAGCCGATCTCGAAGAGGCAGGCGCAAAGGTGCAGACCAGCGGGGCCAAGAGTGGCGGCTGCTTTGGGGATGAGTACACGCCCGTTTATTCCGCCATCCGACGCATGGAGCGGGAGTCTCCCCTGCTGGCTTCCGTTGGGCATTGGCTTTGTTTAGCGGACACTGGTGCAGCTAACCAGCACCTAGATGACGTAGCCGAGGCCATTCTTGCGCTGTACATCGAGAAAACGCCCGAGTGGTCCAGTTACCGCACTGTACGCAAAGAGCGCGTAGAGGCGCTTATACAGGCGCGCATGATGCAGGAACGAAATGATATGGATGGCAGCCGCCCGCTTTGGCAGCCCAAGGAAATCTGCTTCTACTGCCGGGAGTTTATGGGCGTGAAAATCGTGGCGGATAACTGGCAGCGTGACGGCTGGGATAAAGTATGGTCTCGCATTGGCGATATCATCCACTCTCTTGAAAGTGACGCGATGGAGCCTATTTCAAAGAAGATACGGGAAACTAATAAGAAATATCGTGAATTTTGCCGACAAGCTGCTTGAAAAGTTTTGAAGGTCAATATAAGCTGTAATTACTACGCTGGACAAATTGCGCTTCACCAGCACCTTTTCAAAGCCTCGCCCTTACCGGCGGGGCTTTCTCGTTTCTGTTCCCTGCTTATGCCGTTTCGACGGTTTTTGCCGCCCTCCTTCCCCTGGTGGTTTTTTATTCCTGAGGTGTTTATGTGGCTCGACAACGTAGACGTGTTTCGGCACATAACGCCGGGGCGCTTGGCACTCATGATGCCCCGCTGCCCTGACCCGCATACCTGGGCGCGCGCGTTCGATGATGCGATCACGCGATTCGATGTGCCGAACGTGCCGATGCTGCTCGCCCAGGTCGGGCATGAGAGCGCAGATTTGACCCAACTCGAGGAAAACCTCAACTACAGCGCCGAGCGCCTGATGCAGGTTTGGCCCAGCCGATTCCCGACGATGGATTCCGCACGTAAATACGCGCGCAATCCCGAGGCGCTCGCAAACCACGTCTACGGCAATCGCATGGGCAATCGTGAGGTAGGCGACGGATATAGATTCCGTGGGCGCGGCGCCATTCAGCTCACCGGGCGCTATAACTACACCCGATTTTCAAACGCTATGAGCGATCCGACAATATTGAGCAATCCCGATCAACTACTACGCCCCACAATGGCCGCGATGTCGGCGTGCTGGTTCTACGTCAATCATGTGCCGAGCGGCGCTGACGTGCTGCTGGCCACTCAACGCATCAACGGCGGGCGCAACGGACTCACAGATAGAGAGGCGCGGTACGAGCGGGCGCTAACGGTGATGACATGACACCTGACGCAATCTTCGCACTGATTCAGCTCCCGCTCGCAGGCTTAACCGCCATTCTCTATGGGCGCCAATACCGGCTGCATGGCCCCGTGCCATGTGTTCGGCATCGCCGCCGGGAATGGCTACGCTCCCAGGTATGGCTGGCCATCGCTGCCGTCAGTTGCGGCATGGTGGCGTGGCGGCTGGGCACCATTTCCGATGTGGTAGCGCCTAATTACCGAGCGGCTGGCGGCATGGCCGTCCAAACGCTGTACCAACTTGTCGTACTCATAGCCTACGTAGCGCTGAGGGATCACCCCGGACACCAAAAATAAGGGGCGCCCAATGGCCGAACTATTGGCTCAGTTATGGGCGCTGGGGAATGCCCCGTTTCACGATCCGCGCGTTGCCGCCGCCGTGCCTGCGTTTGTCGTGAGCTGGCTGATCGGCAACCGCAACACGGCGCTTGTTTGTTCTGTCATCGCGTTCTGCACGATCAACCTCATCATCTGGCTATCCGGCATCCCGGCGAGCGGTGCTTATCAGCTCCCGGTCGAGGCTGCGGCGGGCGTTGGGGCTGGAATGGCACTGATGGGCGTTCACGGCATGCGTGAGCGCGTGCAGGGTCTCAAACTCAAAACACTAGCGTCGAGCGTTGTCGATGCAATCCGAGGCAAGCGATGAGACGGATTTTCCGTAGCTACCCCGTGCCGCTTTGGGTCGTGGCGCTGATGCTAATGGCCACGACGATCATGGCCACTGGTTGGGCAGCGGCTCACCAGCGACGCCTAGAGCATCGCGATTTCTATCTGATGCGCATCCAGCAGCAGCAGGAAACGATTGCCGAGGCGCAGCGCGTAAGCGTCGGGCTGATGGCAGCGAACGCGATCATCATCGGCAGCTGGCAATACGAGAAGCGACGCGCCGACGAGAACGAGCATGATATGCATGTCGCCAACGGTCGGCTCGGGCCTCTACATCGACAGGTCAACTCGCTGCGCGGAGACGTTGAGCGATTACGCAACAACTGGACCAGCGAGCTAGGAGTCAGCCCATGAAAATGATCCCCGAATGGCGCGCCGGTCATCGAATGTGGTCGGTGCGCCTCGGCATTGCGGCCGCCCTACTCTATGGCCTGCAGCCTGTGCTGCCGCATTGGGAAGGCGTCATCCCTGAGTGGGCCTATGCCGTGCTGGCGTCGGCCGTGGCGGTCGCTGGTGTGGTGGCCCGCCTGATCCCCCAGCAACCTGTCGAGCAAGAGCGACAGCGGAGGAAGCCCAATGTTTAGCAATATATGGGCGAAGGTAACCGGCTTTCTGCTGATGATGATTGGCCTGCTCGGTGCTGCGCTGCTGTATACCGGCGGACAGCGTGATCGAGCCAAAGAGGCAGCTAGTCGCGCTAAAGCCGAGGCCAAGAGCCGCGAGGCAGTACAAGAGGCAGAGCGATCCATTGAGAGAGCCAGGGCACAGGCCCGCGAACAGGCAAGCGAGGTGCAGCGTGAGCATGATCAACACCAAGCGTCTGGTACTCGCCCTGATCGTTTCGGCGACCCTCGCCTCATGCGCGACGACAGAGACAACTGAGGTCCGCCCCCAATGCTCCGTGCCCAGCCTCCCCGCCCTGCCGGTGATCGAGTCGGCCCAGCTCGCCACGCTGGACGACGCGACATTCTGGGCGCTGATGGAGCGAGAGCGCCGACTGACAGACTGGGCGCTGGACATGGAGGCCATGCTATCCGCGCTCTGCGCCGACTGATCGGCAGCGCCCTGCTCTGCTACATCGTTGTCCACGTCCTGCTGGGGCTGTGGTGGCACAGGAGACGGTAATGGAGCCGCTGACCTGGTTGCATGCCGACGCTGCCACCCTGCCCTGGGTAGACGACACCGAGACGCTGACGGCTGATGCCATCGAGGCCATGGCCTGCTGGCAGTTCTGGTGGCACGACGACCGCAATCTGGTGATGCTAGTTGACGACGATGCTTGAACCGAACACGCCACAAGGCACGGGAGGTGATCCCTGCGCTACCAAGCCCCTACGTCGCGAGACGCCGCACTAGGTGAGCAGCGGCCCGAGAAAGCTCGGGTCGTCCCTATTTCTGTTTTAGAGGCAAGTAGAAATGTCTACCGCGAAGAAGCCCGGTAGGCCACCCGGTAAACCGAAAACAGGTGGCCGCAAGAAAGGCACACCGAACAAGGTCACTGCCGACGTGAAGGCCGTAGCGCAGCAGTATGGGCGCGAAGCCATCGAAAGCCTAGTCGAGATCATGCGCGGCACCGACTACCCGCCCGCTGCTCGCGTCTCCGCTTCTAAGGAGCTGCTTGACCGGGCATACGGCAAGCCTCAGCAAGCCATAGAGCACAGCGGCAAGGTAGACCGCCCGCTGGTGATTGTCTTGGATGACGAGGACGCCAATGCAGATCAAGCTGACAGCGCCCCAGAGTAAAGTCTGGCGCGGCCAGTCGCGCTTCAAGGTGCTGGTGTGTGGTCGCCGCTTTGGCAAGACCTATCTGGCCCTCACATGGCTGATTCACAACGCTATGCGTGACGGCGGCCTGCACTACTACGTTGCCCCGACCTACGTTGCTGCCAAGTCAATTGCCTGGCGCCTGCTCAAGGAGCTGGTCAGCGACAAGGTGGAGTACAAGAACGAGGCCGAGCTGCTGGTCGAATTCCCGAACGGCGGTGTGGTGCAGCTCAAGGGTGCGGAGAAGCGCGACGGCCTGCGCGGTGTGTCGCTGTCATCTGCCTGCCTGGACGAATTCGCGTTCATGGTGCCGGAAGTGTGGGGCGAGGTTATCCGCCCTGCCACGAGTGACCGCCAAGCGCCTGTGCTGTTCATCACCTCACCCGCTGGTTGGAATTGGGCAAAAGACCTGTACGACTACGCCAGCGCCGGGAAGGATGCCAATTGGCAGGCGTGGCAGTTCACCACCGCCGATGGCGGCAACGTGCTGCCGGAAGAGATTGAGTCGGCCAAGCGTGAATTGCCCGAGCGCACGTTTCGACAGGAATACCTGGCGAGCTTCGAGACGCTGGCAAATCGCGTGTACAGCTACTTCGACCGTAATGCGAACGTCTCTGAGTATGGCCCAGATCCTGGCAGCCATGCTGAGCTGTATGCGGGAATTGACTTCAATGTCGACCCCATCAGCGCCGTGATTGGCGTCAAGGTGGCCGATCAGCTCCACATCATCGACGAGATCATCATTCCCAACAGCAACACCACGGAGCTTGCCGAGGAAATCAAGCGCCGGTATCCGAACCACAAGATACGCGCCTATCCCGACCCATCCGGCAAGGCCCGAAAGACAAGCGCCATAGGCGGGCAGACTGACTTCACCATCTTGGAGCAGGCTGGGTTTCGTGTCATCGCGCCCAAGAAGGCGCCCGCTGTTGCTGACCGTATCAACGAAGTGCAGGCCATGCTCTGCAATACCAATGGCGACCGCCGCTTGTTCGTGCATCCGCGCTGCTCTGAACTCATCAAAGGGCTGGATGGCATGACCTACAAGCGCGGCACAAGCGAGCCTGATAAGTCGCTTGGCCTTGACCACGTAGCGGACGCGCTCGGCTATCTGGTGCACTCCGAATTCCCGATTCGCCGCACGGCTGCCAAAACCCTTATCGTCCCAGGATTCCGCTAATGCCTGTCAGCACTCAGCACCCCGACTACGAGAAGCATCTGCCTGAGTGGCAAATGATGCGCGATGCCCTGGAGGGCGAGCCGGTCATTAAGGCGAAGGGTGTCAAATACCTGCCCAAGACCGATGGCCAGCAGCATCTCGAAAACGAGCAAGGCGCCAAGGCGTCGTATCTCTACGAGAGCTACAAGGATCGAGCCGAGTATCCGCGCTGGGTCGCCGATGCACTGCGCTCCATGATGGGGCTGGTGTCGCGCATCACGCCAGAGTTCAAGGCGCCTTCCGGCATGGAGTACCTCGCCACCGAGGCCACGGCAGACGGCTTTGGCATCCATCAGCTCTATCTGCGCGTCGTACGCGAGATACTGACCACCGGGCGCGTCGTGATTGCCGCCTCCGTGGCAAGCGATGGCCGCGCCTATGCCGCGCTCTACCCTGCCGAGTCCGCGATTAACTGGAAGGAGACGCAGCAGGCCGGTCGACAAGACCTGTCGCTGCTCGTACTGGAGGAGGCGCGGGACAAACCGAGTGAGGATGAGTTCGAGCACAAGACCGAGACAGTCTATCGTGTGCTGGATCTCAGCGAGGGGCGCTATCGCAAGCGCCTACTGGATGCCAATGGTGAGCTGATCGAGGAAGTCCTGCCGCGCGCCATGGGTCGCCCTATCGGCTACCTGCCGGTCATCTTTGCTGGCTCCACCGACAACGCGCCGGACGTGGACGAAGTGCCGCTACTGACCATGGCGCAGGCTGCCGTCAAGGCGTACCAGCTTAGTGCTGACTACTACGAGTCGCTGCACAAGACCGCGCACCCGCAAGCATGGGCCGCCGTCGAGGGCGAGCTGTCGTTCAACCTGACCGGCCCTGGCACAGTCTGGCAGGCGGGTGAAGGCTCACGCTTTGGCTACCTGGAAATCACCGGCAACGGCATCGACAAGACTCGTCAGGCCATGCAGGACCAGCGCAACGCCGCGCTTGAGGCAGGCGCCCGCGTGGTCGACGTGGGCCAGCAGGCCGAGTCGGGCGATGCTCGCCGCGCACGCCAGGATGATCAACATGCGTCATTGCATAGCGCGGTCGTCACCGCAGCCGAAGCCGTGGAGCAGTTCATTGCCTACGCCATGGACCTGACCAACAGCCGAGGCGAATTCACCTTCGCAGTTAAGCCCGACTTCTCGGCAGGCGACATCAACCCGCAGATGGCGACACAGATGCTTAATGCGGCGCTTGCAGGCGTTATCTCGCACGAGAGCTACTGGGAGTACATTCGCACCGGCAAGGTGCCGGATCGTGATTACAGCGACGAGGCGCTGCGTCTAGACGGGCAGGTAATGAGCGATGGCGAATGATCGAGATGAGGCACAGCGTCGGCTGGTGGCAGCGATAGCCCAGCACACTGCCTATCTGCACCGCACCGGCACGGCTCACGTCAACAAGATCAACGCCATCATCGACGACGCGGGTTCGGAGCTGGCCCGCGAGCTGAATGACCGGCTCGACAACCTGGCGCCTGCCGAATTGCAGGCGTTCGCCCAGGGGCGCTACCACACCAGTCGTCTCAAGGGGCTGAGAAAGGCGCTCGATACATGGGTGGACAAGCTGGGCGACCGCATCCGCACGCTCAGCATTGACGAGATCGAGCAGCTAGCCGCGCAGGAAGCGGGATACATGCGCGACCTGCTGGCCGAGGCAATAGGCGACACGCTGCCTGCCGCTCCGGCTGCCGCCGCTGCTACGGCAGTGATGACACAGCCGGTATTGGGCCAGTTTGTCGAGGACATGCTGGCCGGCATCCCCGAGAACACGCGCCGCCAGGTGTACAGCCGCTTGCGCCAAGGGTTCACTGAGGGCGAGGCCAACGGGCAGATCGTGCGGGCGCTGCGAGGCACCAAGGCGCTAGGATTCAAGGATGGGCTGCTACAGGCGACGCGCAACGAGGCAGAGCGCATCGTTCGCACCGCCAGGGCGCATGCCAGCCATGTAGCCTACGAGGAAACCTACGATGCTCTCGGCGTGACAGAGCTGGTGTGGACGGCGCAGCTTGAGGCCCGTACCTGCAAGCGCTGCGCCCCGCTGGACGGCCAGCGCTTCAAGCGTGACAAGCCGCATCCTGTCGACCCCTTGCACATCAACTGCCGCTGCAAACTTGCGCCGTCGCTAGGTGGCGATGTGATGGGGAAGCGACCCTACGTGAAGGCCATGAAGGTGCGCAACGGCTACCGTATCGACCCGGAGACGGGCGAGCGCGTGCCGCGTGGTCCGCATTACCGCTCCATCGGTGACATGACCAAGACGCAGCGCGAGAATGTAGGGCTTGAGGTCGGCCAGGTATCGGCGAACACTACGTTCTCCGATTGGTTCGGGCGACAGGACGCCGCGTTTCAGAGGGAGTGGCTAGGGCCGCGCAAGTACAAGCTCTACTCCGAGGGTGGCTATACGCTCGACCGCTTCACTGACCCGCGCAACCGTGAATACACCCTGGATGAGCTACGCCAGCGAGACGCCGCGATATTCGCAGAGCTGTTCGGCTAAACTGGATGAATGACGCCATGTGATGTGCATTTTCTCCAGTGGTGGCGCGCATCGCTCCGACGATGGGCGGGTATCGCCACGCCCCATGATCTGATCCAGGCCAAAGCCGGCTGGGAGATCAGCATGCTCATACAGATCAAGCTGGGCGCAATTGAGTAGCCCGCAACCAAGCATCAAAGCCAACCGCCCAAGTGGCGGTTTTTTCGTATGGCCGCTAGGTGGCCACCCAACCGCTCTAGGAGCATGACATGCCCCCGTTTGAAATTGACTTCGCAGAACTCGGCCTGGAACTGGACGACGAAAAGGCTGCCGCGCTCAAGGAGACGCTGGCAACCAAGCATCAGGAGGCGCTGGATAAAGAAGTCGGCGGCCTCAAGTCCAAGCGCGACGAACTCCTCGATGCGCAGCGCAAGATGAAGGACCAGCTCAAGCAGTACGAGGGCATTGACCCCGAGCGCGCCCGCAAGTTGGAGGCGCAACTGGCCGAGAACGAGGAAGCCCGTCTGATCGCCGATGGCAAGATCGACGAGGTGCTGGACAAGCGCACCGAGCGCATGCGCGGCGAGTTCGAGCGCAAGCTGCATGAAACCACGCAGGCAGCCGAGCAGGCCAAGAGCTTTGCCGACCGCTTCCGTGGCCGCGTGATGAGCGACGAGATGCACCGCGTGGCCGACGCTGTGGGCATGCGCCCTGAGGCGGTGGCTGACGCTGTGAATCGCGCCTCGCCGCTGTTCGAAGTCAACGATGAAGGGCAGGTTGTGCCCCGTGATCCCAATGAGCGAGACGCCGACGACAAGCCGCTATCCCTGAAGGCTTGGGCGGAATCGCTGAAAGAAGCCGCTCCCCACCTGTTCCATCAGCCCGAGGGGCTGGACCTGCCGGGGGGCGGTCGCTCCAACGCGCCTAGGGCGTGGAAGGACGCCAAGACCACCGCTGACAAGGTGGCTCTCCTTAAACGCAAACACCAATGAGGTAACGCCCTATGGCACTCTCCGACATGAAGGTCTTCAACGACTTCCTGTACTCGGCAGCCACCGAGACCATCCGCCAGCAGATCGAGCTGTTCAACGGCGCCACCAACGGCGCGCTGACCCTGGCTCAGGCTGGCAACGTGGGCGACTTCGCCCATGAGGCCACCTACAAGGCCATCGGCAACCTGATGCGTCGTCGTGATGCCTACGGCTCTGGCACCGTCACCCCGACCAAGCTGGAGCAGATGGCGCACGTCGCGGTCAAGATCGCGGGCGGCACTGCGCCGGTCGAGTTCGAGCCGCAGCAATTCGCCTGGATTCAGCGCAATCCCGAGGAGGCCGGTGTGGTCATCGGTGAGCAGGTGGCGCGTGGCGTCATCGCCGATGAGGTCAACACCGCCATCCTGGCGCTGCAAACCGCCCTGTCCAGCAACTCTGCCGTGTCTCACGACGCCACCGCCGGCACGCTCAACCTGAACGCCCTGAACAAGGGCGCTGCCAAGTTCGGCGACCGCATGATGGATATCATGGTCTGGGTGCTGCACTCCAAGCCCATGTCTGACGTGTACGACGGCGCGCTGACCAACGGCAACCAGCTGTTCGAGTTCGGCACTGTCCGCGTGACCCAGGATGGCTTCGGTCGCCGATTCGTCATGACCGACGCTCCGGCTCTGTTCGAGGCTGATGGGGGCGGCGCTGGCGTTGACCACTACCACACCCTAGGCCTGGCATCTGGCGCCGCCAACGTCGAGGATAACGGCGACTACTACGCCACCGTCGAAGAGAAGACTGGCAACGAGAACATCCAGCGCATCTTCCAGGCGGAATACACCTTCAACCTGGGGCTGAAGGGCTACGCCTGGAACACTGCCGTCAAGTCGCCCACCGATGCCGCCATCGGCACTGGTGCGAACTGGTCGCAGATCGCTACCGACATCAAGGACACCGCAGGCGTCCACGTCGTCAGCCTCTGATCTGGATGGCAACAAGGGCGGCCTTCGGGTCGCCCTTCTTCTCTGGAGGCATCATGGAGCTGATTTACACCACGCGCCGGAGCGGATTTGAGCCCGGCAAGCATTACCGTAACCCGCGCTATTTCGACCGTCCCGAGCAAGCCGCTACGAGTGTCGTGCTGGATGGCGATTACCCCAATATCGCGCAGGCGTACAAAGCGTTCAACGTGCCCGTGCACGCCTCGCAATCCGAAACCAAGGCCAAGCCGCAGGCTGAGCCGGAAAAGCCCGCAGATGAACCCGTTGAGGCCGCAGCGGACGACAAGCCCAAGCGTGGCCGTTCGCGCAAGACTCAGGAGTAACCCATGGCCCACATCACCCAGTCTGACGTAGATACGATTCTCGGCGCTGGCTGGGAAGGCTCCGGCGATCCGGTGCTGGCGGTACAGCAAGCCAACGACTGGCTGCTCGCTCGCTCGATTCCGCTGCCCGACAACACCACACAGCCCGACCGCATCAAGCGTGCAGGCGCGTATCTGGCCAAGATGGCATCGGCAGGCACTTTGTACGCCGATACCCGGGGCGACATTAAGCGCAAACGCGTTAAGGCGGGCTCGGTTGAATCGGAGACTGAGTTCCAAGATGGCGCTAAAGCAGTTGCTGGCGACCTGCAGTACGTAGAAGATTTGCTACGCCCTTGGTTAAGCCCGTTCGGCAGCGTGCGCATTCTCAAGAGGTTATGACATGGGATTACGTGATGACCTGCAATCTGATCTAGGTGATGCGTTTGACGATGCAGATGGCCTTGACGATGTGATGGAGCCTTTTGAGGCTGTGCGTACCGTATCTAGCGGGCAATACGACCCGGTGACCGGCACCTACCCCGTAACTACTGAAACATGGCAAGGGCGCTGGGCGCGAGATGAATGGTCTCGACAAGAGCTGGATAGCGTGAGCATTGAAGCAACAGACCTTAAGCGCATCGTGCTGCAGAATGAAACCGAATGGCAGCCTGCCGTTGATGACGTTGTTAATGGCTACCGCGTCGTGGACTTTTCTCAAGATGGTGCGCTGGCAACGTGGGAATTGCAGCTTCGGAGGACTTGATATGGCTAGAGGCGGATGGAGCAATCCCCTTGGCGGCTTCGCTGTTGAGGTCGAAAAGCAGATAAGCGCCCAGGTTAACGAAATAGTCTTGTTCGCCCTGCAGCAGCTTATCTTGCATAGCCCAGTTGATTCAGGTGCCTACAGGGGCAGCCATTTTGTGACTC